TTACACTTAATCAGGCAGCAGATGAGCTTGAAGTTACCGCTATGGGCGATACAGCTCACAAGTTTGTAAAAGGCTTGGAATCTGGAACGCTAACTGTTTCATTCTTGAATGACACAGCAGCAACAAACGTAATGGCAACTCTCCGCGCAGCATTTGGCACAACTGTTGCCGTAAAAATGCTACAGGAAAAGCTAACTACTGTTGGTGCAACCAATCCGCTTTACACCTTTGATATTTTGGTCAATAACCTGACCCCGATTAATGGTGGCGTTGGCGATATTGGAACACAGGACATCACCTTTACGCTAAACTCTGTTGTAACGATAGCCGACAGCGGCACGTTCTAATTTAACAAAGGGGCAAAAATGGCAAGTCTTAAAGTTGTAAGGGCAGATGGCACGGAAAGTATCCACGAGATAACACCTGCTGTTGAATATGCTTTTGAGCAATATGCTAAGAAAGGCTTTTACAAGGCTTTCAGAGAAGATCAAAAGCAGAGCGATATTTATTGGCTTGCTTGGGAGTGTCTGCGTAGAGCAGATGCGCCAGACGTTTTTCCATTTGGGGATAAGTTTCTAGGAACTTTGAAGGCTGTTGAAGTTCTTGGTGATGATTCCCCAAATGGCTAACGCGTGATTCCTATACGTACAGAATAGCCCAGCTATCTGTACATACAGGGATTGCGCCTAGTGAGTTTATTAATATGGATAGAGGTATGTTGAACGCTATCCAAGAGGTTTTAAAGAAACAAGCGGAAGACAGGAAAAATGCCAGTAGAGGTCGCAGGGGTCGTAGAGGCTAGAAAGATACTGCGTAAATTAGCCCCACAAACTTTAAAGGCATACGATAAAGAGATTGCTGCGCCCTTGAAAGAGATAACCACAGCAGCTCGCAGTAATGTTCCTGGCACAATAGGCAATCTTAGAAACTTTGATTATCCAGGATATGAGCGTAAAAGTCGCACAGGTCGCGAACGTGCATTTCCTAGTTTTGAGCCTAACGTGGTCAGACGTGGATTGACCTATTCTTTAGCAAAAGGCAAAGCTAATAGATCAGGTTGGGCATCTCTTGTATCTTTGTTGAACAAGTCGGCAGCAGGTGCAATTATTGAAACTGCTGGAAGGCAAAACCGATATGGAAGCCCAGATGCTAAATCTAATAATCCTAATGCAGGCAGAAACTTTATTGATAACATCAATACTGAAATAGGCGAGTTAAAGCAAACTGGGCGCACAGCGAAAACACAAGGGCGTTTATTAGGAGCAAGTTTAGTAGAAAACCAAGGCAAAGCTCAGGCAACGATTTTGAAAGTTTTGGATCAAGTAGCCGCTTCAGCTAATGCAGAAATAGCGAGGTTGTAAAAATGGCTATTCGTTTTCCGATAGTAACAACTTTTGATGATAAAGCAGTTGGTAAAGCCGACAAAGCATTTAGCGCATTAGGCAAGAAGTTTGCTGCCATTTTCTCAGTTGGGGCAGTTATCAAGTTTGGCAAAGATTCAGTTAAAGCATTTCAAGATGCAGAAAAAGAAGCAAACCTTCTTAGAACACAACTAGAATCCATTAACCTTGGCTTTGCTTCTCCATTTGTTAATCAATATATTGATAACCTTGCCTTGCTTAGCGGTGTGTCAGGTGGTGTCTTAACAGATGCTTTTAATTCTTTATCACAGGCAACTGAAGATGTAACTACTGCTCAAAAATTATTGAACACAGCATTAGATATATCAGCAGGCACATCTAAGGATTTAAAAACTGTAACAAGTGCTTTGCAACGTGCCTATCTTGGAGAAACAACAGCGCTTGCTAAATTAAGAATTGGCTATACAACAGCAGACCTAAAAGCACGTGATTTTGATGAAGTGCTTGCAGAGTTGCAAAATAAGTTTCAAGGATCGTCAGCCAAAGCCGCCGATACTTTAGCCGGCAAAATGGCTAGGCTCACAGAATCGGTTGAGCAAGCCAAAGAAGCTTTTGGTGAAGGTTTAGTAAAAGGTCTGCAAGACAGCCAAGTTGAAATTGAGCAATTGCAAGAAGATGTAATTGGATTAGGCGATGCGCTCGGATATGCAGCAGGCCAAGCAACAGGATTCTTTGCAAAAGCATTTCAAGACATCGTAAAAGACTTTGAAGAAAGCGATGGCGCATTTCAACAGTTTGTTCGTAGTTTGGTCAAATCAACTGCTGAAGTTACACGTTTGGAAGAAGAAAGAGGTCGCGCTGGCTTACGCGCTCGCAATCGTATTTTTAAAGCTGAGCAAAGCATAACAAAGACTAAAAAAGAACAAGACAAGTTAGCAGACAAAGAAAAGAAAAACGCGCTTGCCATAGCCAAGGCTAAAGCTGTATTTGACATAGAGAAGATACAGATTGAAGCAGCGTTACAGGGCAAGATTACTGAAGAAGAACGCACACGCTTGTTGCTTATGAAGGCTATCTTGGCTGAAGATGGCGCAACTGCCACAGCCCTTGCAGACAAGTTAAAAGAGATACAAAAGCAAACAACTGATCTTGCCACATCATTAACTAATTTAAAGGCTGGTAATCCATTTTCTGAATGGGATGGATACTTTGAGGCCGCTAAGAAGAACATCAAAGATTTGTTTGACACGTTAGCCAAACAACAAATCGTGCTTAATGAATTAATGTCAAGTATTGCCATTAGTCGCGCTAACGCTAATGCGAATGTCCTAACTGCTAAGATTGATAAATCTACGGCTTTTAGTGAAGCCGCCGATGCTTCACGTGTCTTTGCTGAAATATCCTCGGCGGATGCAGCAGCCGCGGCAGCTCAGGCAGCGGCAGCAGTTGCAGCGGCAACCACAGCTGAAGAAAAGGCGGCAGCTCAGGCAGCGGTAGATGCCTCGAATGCCTACGTAGATGCAACAACCTTGCTTACAGAAAGCCTTGCAGCAGCAGATTTAGCAGCAGCATTAGCCGGACTAGAACTTGCTAATGAATACTTAAATCAATCCATTGAAGCTGCAACAAGCCAAGGCATAATTCCTGAAACAACCATCAACGTAACTGTTGAAGGCAACGTAACATCTGCTGAGGATTTGGCTGAGGTCATCACAGATATTCAATACAACTATCAAAGAACAGGCAAGGGCCTACTGCTAAGCAGTAGGGCGATTTAATGCCAGCACCAACGCTGCGTGTCTTTGTTGATTTTGATAGCGATACCGCTTTTGAAATTAACCCCTTAATCTTAGGTAGCGCAACTGAAGGCATACTAAATACCAATACCCTTGGCTCAGGCACTTTGCCTGTTGAGATAACAGACCTAGTTACTAGAGTTGCTATACGCCGTGGGCGCAATCGTTTGACATCCCAGTTTGAGGCTGGCACAGCCAATGTAACGCTTTATGATCAAACAGGTGATTGGAATCCTACTAACCCTGCCAGTATCTACTATCCAAACCTTGTGCCTTTAAGGCAGATAATTATTTATGCTACCTACAACACGCAAGATTATTTTCTATTTTCAGGATTTATCAACACATACGACACAGGCTTTAGACAAGGCAACGATGAACTAAGCACAGTTACCCTGCGCTGCGTAGATGGCTTTAAGTTGCTTGCAGGCTCAGGCATAACAACTGTTACAGGCTCAGGCGTACAAACTTCAGGTGCTAGGGTAAATGCCATCCTAGATGAGATTGAATGGCCTTTAAGTTTGCGTAACGTGGACACAGGAGATTCAACCCTTCAAGCCGACCCAGGCACAGACAGAGATGCCCTTCAAGCGCTGTTTAACGTGGAACAGAGCGAGTTTGGCGGCATCTTCCTTGATGCCAATGGCAAGGTTGATTTCGTCAGCCGTAATGCCCTTATAGCCACGCCAGCGTTCCCGGTCTATGAGTTTAGCGATCAAGGCACAGACATCTCATACACCAATGCAGTAGTAGCGTTTGACGATACTAATCTGGTAAATGATGTAACTATCACACGCCTAGGCGGTACTGCTCAAAATGTATTTGACCAGCCTTCAATTGATAAGTTCTTCCTACATTCAGGCCAGCGTTCAGACATCTTGGTGCAGACCAATGCTGAGGCTCTGAGCCAAGCGCAAGGCATCCTAGCGACACGCAAAGACCCTGAGATACGCATAGATAGCATTCAGCTTAATCTTTATGATGATGCCAACCCCAATAAGCCTTTAGCAGGCATAGACATAGAATTACTAGATGGCGTAACAGTT